TACAACACGGGAAATGGAGATTAACATGGAACCAGAATTATTGAAAGATTTTCATGACTATGGTGCCAATATAAATACCAGAGAAATATTTCTTCATAATCACTATCATACTGAAGATAATCAGAATCCCGGCGTTGAATATAGAATGTCCAATACATTTATCAAGAACTTAAGAGGGTTGGATTTACGGAACAATAACCCCATCACTATACACATGCAAAGTGTTGGTGGGGAATGGTCTGATGGGATGGCTATTTTTGATGCTATAACAATGTGCCGATCTTATGTAAGCGTTATTGTTTATGGTCAGGCCGAATCAATGAGTAGTATTATCCTACAAGCTGCCGATTATAGATACATGACTAAGAACGCATATTTTATGAGTCACTATGGATCAACTGATATTGGTTCAGATTATCTTAGTGTGCAGAATTTTGTTGATTATGAGCGCAGGTGCGCCAGTGTAATGTTTGATCTTTATGCTAAAAGGTGCGTTGATGGTCAATTCTTTAAAGATAAATTTGGCAAAAAGCCTAGTGAAAAACAAGTTAAACAATATTTAATTAGGAAATTAAAGTCTGGTGATTGGTATTTAAATTCTGAGGAAGCTGTTTATTACGGGTTTGCAGACGCTATTATGACCGATTGGAATAGGAATGAATAATCTTAAGAAGATAGATGAAGCTTGGCTAGGTCTTGATAATATAGATGCCAATATCTTCAACCCAATGTCTATATTAAAGCCCAGTGAAGATGACTTTCATTTAAAGTTAGCTTGGCTTATGACTCGTCCAGAATACTTATCTTTTATTTGTAGCCATATTCTTGGTATACAGTTGCTACCATCACAGGCTTTAATCTTACAAGAGATATGGACTAGAAAATTTCCCATGCTCATTGCTAGTCGAGGATTTGGTAAATCATTCACGCTATCTCTCTATGCTGTATTAAGAGCGTTAATACTTCCACGACGAAAGATTGTTGTGGTTGGTGCCGCCTTTAGACAGAGTAAAATTATTTTTGAATACATGGAAACCATATGGCGCAATTCTCCTATGTTAAGGGATTTATGCGACTCTGATAGTGGCCCAAGAAGAGATACCGATAGGTGTGTTTTACGAATTAATGAAAGCACTATTACTTGCTTACCACTTGGTGACGGTCAAAAAATTAGAGGTCAGCGCGCAAACGATATTATTAGTGACGAATTTGCAAGCATACCAAGAGATATTTTTGAAAATGTGGTAGCCGGTTTCGCTGCTGTTAGTGCGGACCCTGTTGAAAATGTAAAACGATTAGCTGCGCATAAAAAAGCTTTAGAACTTGGGATTCACATAGAAGAAGAAAATAAAGATATAGAAATAAAAGACAACCAAATTATTTTATCTGGAACAGCTTACTATGACTTTAATCATTTCGCCACATATTGGAAAAAATGGAAAGCTATTATTAAAAGTGGTGGCAATCCTACCAAATTAAGAGAAGTATTCAACGGTGAGGATGCCCCAGATAATTTTGATTGGACCCAGTATTCTATTATAAGAATGCCATATGAGCTATTACCAAAGGGCTTTATGGATGCTGATCAAGTAGCACGATCAAAAGCTACAGTACATGCTGGTATTTATCAGATGGAGTTTGGTTGCTGCTTTACTAGAGACTCTCAGGGGTTCTTTAAGCGTTCATTAATTGAGTCCTGCGTGGTTTCAAACAATAATTCCATCAAAGATAGCAAGGGGCAGGAAATTAAATTTGAGGCAACACTAATGGGTGATCCAAATAAGAGATATATCTTTGGTGTTGACCCCGCTTCTGAAGTAGATAATTTTAGCATCGTTGTATTAGAAATAAATCCAGATCACAGACGAATTGTACATTGCTGGACAACCACTAGATCAGAACATAAAGAGAAAGTAAAAAAGGGCTATTCAACAGAAAGTGATTTTTATTCTTATTGTGCTAGAAAAATTAGAGATTTAATGATCTTATACCCATGTGTTCATATTGCTATTGATGCGCAGGGTGGTGGTATAGCAATCATAGAATCTCTACACGACCAAGATAAAATTAAATCTGGAGAAATGGCAATATGGCCAACTATTGATCCAGAAAAAGAAAAAGACACTGATGGCGAAAGAGGTTTACACATTGTGGAGATGTGTCAATTCGCACGATATGAATGGTTATCAGAAGCTAACCACGGCATGAGAAAAGACTTTGAAGATAAAGCATTATTATTTCCATACTTTGATGCCATCTCTATTGGCCTGTCCACATCCCAAGATGATATCAAACATAGAATGTTCGACACTTTAGAAGAATGTGTTTTGGATATTGAGGAATTAAAGGACGAATTGGCTATGATACAAATGACACAAACAAATTCTGGTCGGGATAGATGGGATACTCCAGAATATATAATAGGCACCGGCAAGAAAAGCAAAATGAGGAAGGACCGATATTCTGCACTATTAATGGCCAACATGGCTGCTAGAGTTTTACAAAGAACTCCAGAGCAAGAAGTCTACAATTTCTATGGAGGATTCGCTACCGGTAGAGAACAAACAAAATCATATGAAAATGAAAAGCTATACAACGCACCCAGTTGGTTTTCAGAAAACATGAAAGATGTGTATTAATACATAGCCATTCCAATTACAATCCAATTAAGAGAATAACACATGAATAACGATATGGTCACTTGGTCCGATGATAATCAAGATAGCAAAGCTAGTGCAATGTCTCAGTTTTCTGATAATGTTGAAAGCTATACTGGATTATCTAAAAGTCAAGGTAGCGTATATCGTACATTCTTGGACATTGAACCGAATCGTTCGGTAAGGCCGGGATTCACAAAACAGGATTACTACGCCTTTAGACCTAACGAGGCGGTTCCTTCGCAGCAAAAACGTGCCATGAAAATGTGCATCGATGCGTATAGTAAAGTTGGCATTATAAGAAATATTATTGATTTAATGGGAGATTTTGGTAGTCAAGGTATTAGCATAGTTCATCCAAATAAGAGTGTTGAGAAATTCTATCAGCAGTGGTTTAAAAGTATTAATGGTAAAGATCGATCAGAAAGATTTTTGAACAATCTTTACAAAACCGGAAACGTGATTATCTATAGAAGTAAAGCTAATGTTACTCCAGAATTAGAAAGTTACATGAAGGCTCTATCTTCTGATATTAAGGTAGAGATTCCAAATATTAAAGAAAACCTTATTCCTTGGAGATACAACTTTTTTAATCCCCTAAACGTTAAGATGAAGGATGGCAAAATGTCCATCTTTACTGGCGTTCCTAGCTATACCATTAACGTTCAAACATTCTTAGACCGTTTTGAAGATGGTGATCTACCAACAGACGTATTAAATAGTCTACCTAACGGCATAAAACAAAGCTTGCAGAATGGCGAAAAGCAAGTCGCCCTTGATCCAAACCGAATGAGCGTTTTTCATTACAAGAAAGACGATTGGCAGGAATGGGCAGACCCCATGATTTATTCAATTCTTGATGATATTATCATGTTAGAGAAAATGAGACTAGCAGATATGTCAGCTTTGGACGGTGCTATCTCAAACATTAGACTATGGACCCTTGGTAGCTTAGAACATAAGATTTTACCAAATAGGGCGGCTATTAATAAATTAAGAGATATTCTAGCTAGTAACGTTGGTGGTGGCACAATGGAACTAGTTTGGGGTCCAGAATTATCATTCAAAGAAGCTAGTAGCGAAGTATACAAGTTCTTAGGTTCAGAAAAATATACCTCCGTTCTAAATAGTATTTATGCTGGACTAGGCGTTCCTCCAACATTAACTGGTATGGCAACCGGCGGTGGTGGTTTTACAAATAATTATATATCACTCAAAACTTTAGTTGAACGACTACAGTACGGTAGAGATTTACTAATTAAGTTCTGGGAAAAAGAAATAGAAATTGTTCGTCAGGCTATGGGCTTTCGCTATAAAGCATACATTCAGTTTGATCAGATGACACTATCTGATGAAGCCGCCGAGAAGAATCTACTTATTCAACTTGCTGATAGAGATATTATTAGTCAAGAAACTGTTATTGAAAGGTTTAAAGAAATTCCACAAATTGAAAAGATTAGATTGCAGAGAGAAATGGAAGCTAGAACATCTGAAAAAACTCCAAATAAAGCAAGCCCCTATCATAATCCACAGCAAAAAGAAGCTTTGGAAAAAATCGCCTTACAAACTGGTAAAGTTCTACCAAGCGATGTTGGTATTAAAACTACTGTACCGAAAGATCTACTATTAGCTCAACCTCCAAAAACTCCATTTGGTGGCGGTGGCGCTCCAAAAACAGCACCCTCTCCTAACCAGAATGGTAGACCCCCATTATCAACAGACACAAAACCCCGCAAGCAAAGGATTGCTAATCCTAAATCTAAACCGGGGGTTGCTGAATTATTAGTGTGGACGGAATCGGCTTGGTCAGAGTTAACAGATGTCCTTAATAATGCTTTCTTAAACTGCAATAATAAGAAAAATCTTAGACAGTTAACTAAGGCTCAGATCAATGATCTTGAACAGCTAAAGATAGATGTTTTAACAAATTTACCAGTATTAGAAGTTGTGAACGCTCAGAGCATAAATGACATTTTAATGGCTAAAAAGACAACCCCGCTAGAATTTAAAACACTGTTAAGTGATAGAAATATCAACATAGAAACAATGAACATTGATATTTATCGCACAAATATTATTGGTTTATTTATTGAGCAAAATGCCCTAGTTTAACCTTTTAATAGTTTTAGTGTATACTAATTTTGAAAGGTAACACATAATGAAAATATATAATCAAGAAGTATTAGACGGATTATCTGAGCAA